CTGTATGGGCTTGTACCGCCACCGCCACCATATTGTGAAGGTGGGTTGGTAATGTCAGCAGAAGTGGAAGTTGCTGACAGCAGTTGAGCGCCAGTCTGTGCAATTGTATTGCGACCAGTTGCGGCATTCATGGAGGCCACGTTAGCGTAAGTGGTGTCGTTAAATGCATTACCAATTTTTGCAGTAACAGTACCCACTGTGCCATTGTTCAATGTAATTGCCACGTTGGTGTCAATCAATAAATCTGTAATGGCTGAACCGTAAGGCAAGTAAAACACTGCGCCTCGATACAAAGTACCGGTTGTGGTAACCACTGAGTCAGCGGTAATTGTTGCCGCCGCAGGTGGAAACACCGTGGCTGATGGCGTATAAACAACAGCATTGACGTTGGGAATGCCATTAGCGTTAACAAATTGACCAGAACCACCACCATAGTTGGCAGTTCCGTTAGCGGTGTTTGTTAAAACAAGTGTGGCATCTTGAGCCAATTCACTGTAGCCCACATTACGCAGGGGGCCAAAACGGTTATCACCCGCGAGAATCGGGCCTTCAAATGTTGCGCGTCCCATATTAGAACTCCTTATGCAAAAGAACCTTTACCAATCGTTGCATCGTCTGCTGGGGCAGTGGCGGTAAAGGCAATCACCCAGTTATCTCAATATACATGATTTAAACGCTGTCAACAAGCATTTAAACGTAAAAAAAGGGACCCGAAGGCCCCTCTTTTTTTTGGATCAGAAAGAACCAGAAGAGCCCCATATGCCGAGGGGATCAGACCAGCCAAAGCTATAACGCTCGCGGGACTTGTAACGGACGTTGCCGGTATCAAAATCACCGTCCATGCTGTTTTGCATGGGGGTACGAACGAAATGCTTCAAACCGTTAGGAACGTCTGTAGTCAAGAACCAACCGTTAGGATCGGTCAAGAAGTGGTTAACTGTGTAACCTTCAGCCACAGAACCATTGTTCTTCAATGCGTTGATGTCGTTGTTGTTTGTACCAACGCGCAACTCGGTTTCAAGCAGGCGGGTAGCAACGAACATCAATTGGGGAGGAACAATCAGTTTTCTAGGCTTGGCCGCAAGCAACAGACCACGCTCATCCGTCCAACCAGCGATTTGAATAACTGCGGCTTCCAAAGAAGTCTCGTTGCAATCGGCTTGAGTTGAAGGGGTGTTTGCGTTAACGCCGCCGTTAACCAATGGGTGAGAAGTGCTGAACAAAGAAACACCGTCACCGCCAGTGTAGGCCGCACTGAAACCGTTGTTTAAAACAGCGGCGGCTTTAACTTGCTTGGTGTAGGCCATGGCGCGGGCCAGACCTTTGGTGTAACGTGCAGACAAAGAGTCGTACAAGTTATCTTCGATAGCTTCTTCAGTGATCGAGAAACCCAGAGCAATCGTTTCATGGTTGTAACGAGTGGTCCATGCTTCTTGAGCATTGTCATAAGCAATCGCTGAACCCTCAGCCTTAACGGGCGCGGCAGAGAAGCCAGAGAGCTTTGTCTCTTCTTCAAATGAACGCTCGGAAGTTTCGGTTTCATAGATTTCTTTATGCTCTTCGCCGTAACGAGCATACTCCAGACCAAACAAAGCGTTCAGACCGGGAAGCAACTCTTTAAGTAGTTGTGCGCGTGAAATTGCCATTTTGAGTTACTCCTTATTATGCGGTTGCAGAGCTGTAATAGCCATGAACCAGCAAGTTTACTTTCACCAGAATTTCTGGATACTGTGTAAACACAATGGTGGACGAAGCCGGAATGTCAGTGCCGGAACCAAGGACGTTAGGCTGTGCATTGATGGTCACAGAAGTGGAACCAGCACTAGCGGCGGCAGTCACAAAAGAACCGGTTTCGATCAATTGACCGTTAGCGGCCAAGTAAGCGACATCCGTACCAACAGTCAATGCAAATGGAGCGCCAGAACCTGTCAAGGTGATGGTAGTGCTTGAAGAGCTACCAGTGGCGGAACCAGTCACGGCTGTATCTGGAACAACGCCAACGCAACGAACTGGGAGGATCGTGGTGACAGGAGTTGCAGTGGGGGCCAAGACAGCATTGGCAGAATCACCAGTGTTGATATTGCCGGTGGTGTTAACCATAGACAGGTTTGTGCCAATCAAAGACAAAGCGCCGGAAGCAATGGTAGTACCAGAAGAGGTAACAACTGCTTTAAACACTGTGTCAGGATCGTCGCAAACGATTGCTCGGGCATCGCCAGCCAGCGTAGAAGCGGGCCAGTATTGCGAGAATGTTTTTTGCTTGGTCAAGGGGTTGGTGTACGAACATCCCAAAAACACACCTGTAATTTGGTTAACGCTAGTACCAGTGGAAACGGAGGCGCGGGTAGCAAAACCACGCGACAGAACAACGAAATCACCGTAGTAAATTGTTGTGCCGTAACCGTATTGGATTGGCAGTTCACGGGTAGAACCCGCAAAAACCTGCCCACCGATCAAGTTGATCGGCTTCAGGCCGTAAGGCGCTGAAACAACGGGATAAGCCATTTAAGACTCCTTATTTATTTAGAACCAGAACCGAAACTCACCTCAGACCTACGTTCAGAAAACTTAGGCATATTGGGGTGGCTTTCGCGCATGAATGATTGATCCACCGATTCCATCTGAACCTTATTTTGTTTGGCGTAATACTCATTACGTTGCTTCAAAAATTCTTCTGGAATACGGCAAAGTATGAGGCCCCCAATTTCAATGCCGCCTTTAAAGCGGCCATCAACAACTGCGTGCATCATTAACTCAGGGTATTCATCAGCCTTTACGGGCTCATAACCTTCCCGGAGTTTTGAAGAGATGTTTTGTGGATCGGCAGTTCCCAAAGTGCTTATGCGACAGTAACGATGACCCCATCCCGGACGGAAGTTGGGCATTGGAAGAGCCTCGGGGGCACTCCACGATTCCGGACGAAAATACGTCGTTTCTCGCGTTTCTAATTCGCGTGGCTTGCGTTTTTGTTCTACAGCTTGTTCCATTATTCACCTCTACTTAAAATTGCTACCTGTTTTGCGTATGCTTCTGGAGTGATCCCAAGCTTGCGAGCTAACGCAACCTGAGAAGGCTTCAGTCGAACGCGACTTGGCGGTGTGCTTCTTGACGCCGGTGCAACCGGTGAAGCTGTTCGTGCGCGGCGCGGTTCTTCACCCACCGGATTGGATCGTGTTTGGGATGTCCGATCATCTTCATCGCTCTGAGTGTCAAAGTACTCAGGAAACCTTTTGCGCATAGCGCCATCAATTGTGCGGAAATATTCCTCACTACCAACATAATTTGGACCATACTCGCGCTGTAACTTCTTGTCAAGGCCCATTGCGAGCATTGTCATTTCATCATCTTTTCCAAACCAGTCTGAATTGTCAGCAACCCAAGACTGCGTTCTTTGCGGAATTTGAGGCTGTTGTTGTGGCTGTTGGCGTTGAGGTATTTGGAAGTTGTCCTGAATGTCTACGGGACGCATTGAACTTGTGCGGTCAATTTTAAGTGTGGCTTTAGACACTTCTTCTTGAGCGGCCACTAGTTTGTCGGCATCGCCGGCCTCAAATGCTTCTTTGAGCTTTCTTTTGGCTGATTCCAACTCACCTTCTGCGGCGCTTTTTGAAGTTTGGATATAAGCTTCACTGCCGGTTTTGAGCTGGTTTTTCAGGCGTTGGTTTTCCTGATACACCGCCTTGGCAAATTCTTCTGCCGCCAAACGCTCTTGCTCCGCAGTTTCACGGGCGCGTTTTTCCTCATGGTAGCTTTCAGAGAACTTTTTTATTCTGCGCTGAACCTTCTGGCCATATTCACTTAATTCTTCATCGCTTGGTTCGGCTTCAGTTTTGACTTCAGCTTTTACCTCTTCAGGTTCAACGTCAATCTTAACTTCTTCTTGAACTTCGTCTGGGAATTTAAATTCTTCGTTCATGATCAGTTCCCCGCTCTTTGAATGCCGCGTGGGTCTTGCACCACTGCGTCAACAGAATCATCATTAATAATTCGGAACTCTTGACCGTGAATTTTTAACCTTGTGCCTGAATTCGGGCGCACGATGACAAAATCACCCTCTTTACATGACGGACCACTTGGAAACCTTGTTTTGTCTGCGTAGCAGTCAGGCCCAAGTTTTACTACAAATAATACTGGTGTCAGTATTTCTTCGTACCGCATGGTTTGTGAGTCTTTAATCAAACCAACTTCGCTGTCAGCAAATTCTTCATTGGCTTGAGGCACAACCGTTAGGATGTGATAAGTTTTAGGGTCCGGCATTTGTCGTGCCTTTTCCTCCGCCGCCTTGTTCATGATCCGGGAAAGATCAACGGCGAGCGCGGGGTTGATAACTTCAGTCATCTGAGTGCTCCATTTTTTGCACAAGGTCGTTAATGAACTCTATTGCGAAACCAAGACCTTGGATCATTCCGCATAGGTGTTTGTACTCAGCGAAATCTTTTGGGAAGCCTCTTGAGCATGAAGCTTCGTAATCAGATTTTTGCTGGTTGAGTTCTCTGATCACGTGGATCAGGATTTGTGTATCGTTCAAATTTTCTCCTTATCAACTCTTTTGCTTGATTGGGCTTTGTGTTTGGCAATGTCAATGCCAAGCTTTGTGCCTTCAAATTCCATTTGTTGTTTAAGTTTGTCTTTGGCGGCGGCGGCTGTTGCTGATACTTGCATGGCCGCAATTTCTTTCTGCGCCTCGATACGGGCTTCTTCTAGACGGATTCGGTCTGCCTTTTCGGCGGCCTCCACCTGTTGTTTTTGTTGTCTCAATTGCATGTCCTGTTGCTTCAACTGAAGCTCTTGCATCTGCATTTGAATCACAGGGTCTTGCATCTGTTGTTGGTTCTTTTGCTGTTGGGTTTGTTGTTGGTCGCGCTGTGTCAACTGCTGAGAAGCCTGCGCCGCCCGAATGGCGATTTGATCTGCCATTTCTTTTGGAACTGTGACGGGTTCATCATCATCTGCATGTTGAGGCAAGACCATGCCCATAGATTCTTCAATCTGACGGCGATATTCCATGGCAATGTGTTCGTTGACATGGGCCATTGCCGCCGCCATGATTTGTTGGGCCTGCGGGTTCATTTGCATCATTTGCTGAATCTTTGGATTCTGAATCGCAGACATGTGAACTTGAATGTGAGCCTGATGGTTTTGTTCAATAAATGCTTTGACCGGCTTCATGGTTAACAGGTTTTGGTTTTCTGTTACCGGGTCAGTTGCCACCATGTCTTCTTCACTTGGCACAAGCTTGGCCGCATTCTTTACGCCCAATACCTCAATCATTTGACGGTGCAGCA